GAGCGTGGTATTGAACTCAAGGATACAGCCCCAACAAGGAAAGCTGTGCGCCCCTCAAGGCATCGGCATCTAGACAAAGCAGCAGAGATTCTCCCGGATATGAACCCGCGAATTATGGCTCTAGCCAAGGAGGATTTGATGACAAAGCTGAAAGAAGACATTTTTAATGACAAAAGTAAGTTCAAAGAATTTGTCCATCCGCTGAGTTATGATGATGCTCTGAATGGAGTTCCCGGTGTCAAAGGTTTCGAACCAGTCAATCCCAAAACATCAATGAGTTACCCACTCAATGGTCCTAAATGGAAATTCATGCTCGACTGTGAGTTGAAAGAAGAATTGGGCCTAAAAACAGCCAGATATGTGCGAGAAGTCATAGCAGAAGATGGTACTTCAAATATCGTGTACGAGCTGGTCTTCGACAAAGATAAAGCTGATGTTGAAGCTGAGGTGGAATTCACGATGCAATGCTGGCTAGATGGAGAGCGTTCCAATGTGATTTTTAAAACGAATTGCAAGGATGCCGCTATTTCCTTCAAGAAAGCTGCTGAAGACAAGATTCGGATTTTCTCCGGTGCTCCGGTGGCCATGGTTGTGATAGCACGAATGCTCACATTGACCTTGGTTAATTCCATGACTTACTTTCCATCTGAATTTGAAAGTGCTGTTGGCGTTGATGCCGCAGGACGCGATTGGGAGTATTTGGCTGATCATTTGAGCCAATTCTCTGGAGGCAATCGTTGTGGTGATGGAGATTTTTCATCCTACGATCAAAAACTCAGACCTGAAGTAACCCTTGGTGCATTTGAGATTCTCCGGATGTGTCTTGTGGAATGTGGTTTCACAGATGAGATGTTAAGTCTATTTGATGGCTTGGCAACGGAATGTGTCTTCCCAATTTACGAGATTGATGGCTTGATTGCAAAAGTGTTTGGAACAGGACCCTCTGGTCATGCCCTGACTGTCGTGATTAATGGCTTGTGCAATTGTCTCTATATGAGATATGCGTACTATGCCATGCATGAACGACGGTTGAATGTCAAATTGACTATGGGTGTGATCCCTTTGTTTCATCTGCGTGTTGCTTTGATGACTTATGGTGATGACAATAACTTTGAGGTTCATCCCGAGGAGGAGGTCTTCAACATGATCACAGTTGGTGAGGAATTGACTCGCATCGGAGTAGATTACACTGATGCCAACAAACAGATTTCCACTGTACCCTTCAAAACTTTGGAAGAGATTTCATTTTTGAAAAGATCCTTCTGTGTACACCCTCAGTTGAAGAAGCGCGTGGGTACTCTGACCATTGATTCCATCTTTAGATCTCTATTATTGAGTAAGAAGATTGGTAAGAATTGCGATGAAACAGAGGCTCAAATCATGGCTGGAAATATGCAGCAAGCTCTATTCGAATTTTACCTGCATGGTGAGGATGTCTATTGGAAATATCATGAGATGTTTGAAGATTTCAGAGGCCTCAAGGATTCCGGTGGGTACACCATCGGCAACTACTATGATCCCCCCACACCAGAGAAGATCCAAGAACGCTATTTCAATAGCAAGTGCTGTTACAAGAAAGCACAAGCTGTATTGAAGGGATTGCAACCAGAAGGAGGAGCAATGTCCGTGGCGGAAATGGAAATTTTCAACTCCGGAACACCTCTCGGACCGCAATTGACACAGGAACAAATATGCCAAGAATGGACTAACACACTTGGTTTTTACCCTGATCCACTTGTGTGGAGAGGTCGTGAAGGAATCTTGGCCAAACATTGTGTGCGTGTGGCAGTCAGTGCAACTGACCCCATTGAACGCCACCATTATATGGCTATGGCTTGGTATTGTGGTTATTGTCCGCGGGCAAGCGAGCGCATGCCTACTCTCCCTTTTGGAGCTGTGCCTGTGATGAACCTGCGCGAGATTAGGTTTCGCATGTGGACCTCTGGTGAAGACCCTGCTAATGTAGATAGGCTGTGGGGTGGTGATTGCCGACTAAATCGGTTTAGCTTTCACCTCAGAGAAATGCGTGCCAGATTCACAGAAAAGGATCTCAAGAAAGCCCAGTTGTTGGCTGGCATCCGTTATGCATTAGGTAGTATGGAGACTACTTGCATAGCATTTGGGATTGGATCGCGCGAAAGC